GTTTTGGAGTATCATCTCCTCCGGTGTCGTCACCTTGTTTTGGAGTATCAACAACCTCCTCAATTTTTGACACAGGCACGGCATAACGCAAAGAACCGCATCCGTCTTGACGAATTACTACACCGACCTCAAAATCGCCTAAATCGCCATACACCGGTGAAATAATCAAATTCTCACTATCTTGGGTATTTGTTGTAACCGCAATCTCTCCCTCAGTGTAGTCAATCTTGATAGTATAACCATCTGTTCCATAAGGCGGTTTAAGGGTGAATGATTTACTCTCACCCTCAATGTTTTTATTAAACTGAATTTTATCTAAATATGTTACTTTTTTGCCCATTGTTATCTCCTAACCTAATCCGCCATTTGTTTTTGGCAAAATCTTAAATTGCTTATAGACTGCACCATTTACAAAATAATCGGCAGAAGCGGTAAATGTAACACTTACATTGGTTTCAACGCTTGGTGCTGAAATAACCTCAATATAACGCTCGTCCTCGTTAATAGACAAGAATGCAGTGTTTGACGGAGTAATTGTAATTACGGCATCAGATGGATTAACATTCTTGATTTCATAAGAAATTGTATCACCCTCTGTGATGTCATCCCAATCTACATCCTCAAATTCTACTTCAAGTGTTGCTTGAGGTTTTGCTAATACATTAACCTTAATTTCGCATTTACCATCAATGTAATTTTCTGCTGAACCTGTAATTGTAATTGTTTGCTCACCAGCGTTTGCAAAAATGATATTATAAGGTTCTGTCGCATAATTGATAGTAGCACCGCTATCTGTGCTTACGATTGAACTAATATATGCGCTATCTGGAATTAACGAAGTAATATCAATATTGTAAGGTCTGCCTGCATACACATTATCGGTTGTATCTAATACACCGCTAACTTGGACTTGAGGTTGTGATTGAATTCCAAAGACTAACAATACTTTCGCTTCTGTATAGCCGTCTTTTGTTGCTGTAATATAGTATCTGCTATTGATAGCTGAACCTGTTGTATTGTCAATAAACTTGACGATTTCGCCATTCAATTCAGAATTGCTATCTGCCAATGCAACCTTAATCTCTGCGCCCTCTGTTGCTTCAACCTTTAATGTGCCTTCACTTCCGCTTGCTACTTCGAACTCTTCGGTATTGACGGATGCTGTGCCAATTACAGGGTCGTTGTCATTGAATGTAACTTTCAAATCCAATAAAGGTTTCATTTGAATTGCAAAATCAAGAGATGTTGATAACTCCATAATTTCGCCATTGCTATCCTCTTTTGTAGCATAGAATGTTACAGATGCGCTACCTTCTTTATTGAATTTAACATTTGCGGTTTTGTCGTCAGCTGATAACACAACTTCCATTATATCAGTATCTGATACTTCAAATTTGCCTTTTGATTGGTCTAAAACGCCATTTGTATCAATAGTAATAAGACCTTCTGTGCCTTCTATAACTTCTGGTTCATTACCAATATGGTCTGTTACAGATTGGTCGCTTAAAATCTCTAAATAAAAATAATCTGCATTATCAAAAGTCAAAGTTGTATCTCTAACTGATACTACATTGGTTTCAAGATTATTTGTTGAAAATGAAGTAACATCATCTACTTCAAACGCTGTGGTCGGTTCAAAATATGCGGTCGCTCCGTCTGCCTTAACAAAAGTTACATCAAGTTTTGTATATTCATTTCCTAATTGCCACTTATTGCTAAAAAACTTCAATCCGCTATCATATTTCGTGCCGTTAATATTACCTGCTCTAACTACATAAATTGCTCCGCTGTATTGCAAGAAGTTATAGACTTGATACCAATCGTTGTAATTAACTTTGTTTGGATATCCGAAATTCTCTTTTAACTCTGCTACGGATGAAATCAAGATGTAGTTACCTACCGGCCCTTTCTCAAAATCACCGACATAGACGGCTGCACTATCGCCCTCTATTGCGACAACTTGGGATTGGTCAGAATGCGTTACAAGAACGCCTGGTGATAACAATGTTCCCATGTGATTTAATTCCTTTATAAACTTTTGTTTAATCTTAGTTAAAACTATTTATTTAAAAAAGTTAAACGCCTTAATTTCTTGGATAGTTGAGTAACCATGTAAATGGTGAATTAAGGTTTTACTATTATTATTTATTTTTTAAGGGGTTATAAAGAATAGAAATTGTTACGAGGATTAAGTTGTCGCAAAAGATGCGACAACTGAGCATGGAACAAATCTTAATTAAAAATTAAAATGGTATAATATAGTCATCGTCTTGATAACTACTATATGACGGAATGTCAGTTTTTGAGAAATCTACATTATATTCATTCATTTCAATAATATCCGCCATTTCATTTTTGAGTATTTGAAAATCTAATACACAACTTTTCAATTTATAAAACTCAAAATATTTTTTAATCTTTGCTAAGTTAAAATCTGTCTTTGCATTTACATAATGACTTACAATATCCGCTTCAACCTGAGGTGGTATATTTTCATCTAACACTAATATTTTGTTTCTTTCATAATTTAATTTATAGATTTCATTTGTATTTAAAAAGTTTTCAATACTTCCATACTTTTCAATTTTCTTTTGTAGAGTTTTTTCACCGAATAATGTTTTCTTATATACATCACCTTGATAACTTTCTTTTATAGAATTCTGCTCGTCATAAGGCAATTTATAAAATTGTAATTCATCATAATCTAATGAATGCTCTTGTAAAAACATCTTAAATTCATCTGTAAATTCTGAAAATTCTGTAATTTTAGGAACATTATCAGAGGCATCGCCTAAGGCGCAATGCTTAATTTTCCAAGCATCTACATCATCAACTTCTATCCAACTATTTGTTAAACTTGAATACTGCTGAATATCGCCTAATGTATGTAATTGTTTAAAATCCTTATCAGGACTATAAATCAAAATCTTTTCGTGTCTTGCGTATTTTTTACACAAAACACCTATAACATCATCTGCTTCTGCACTATCAACCATAATGCATTTATAAGGCGTAAAATTGTGTAAAATCAAAGTCAAAGCATTTATGTGTTTATATACTTCTGTATAATTAACTTCGCTTTCTTGGCGTGTTTTTGCCCTATTTGCTTTATATTCTGGATAGACATCTTTACGCCAATATTTCTTTGTGTAATCGTCAAGACAAATTACCAAATCACCATAAACTCTGCGATGCTCTCTAAATACATTATTCAACTCCTCTATAATTCGGTATATCGTAATTGAGATATATTCATCTGTGATATACTTACCATCTCTTTTATGGGGGTTTGTATTTTTAATGCTCGTAAAGACGGCACGATGTATAAGAGAACTAAAATCAAATAAAATCATATTATCTCTTTTAACTTGCTTTTTCGTGTAGATTTTAAGGGTTGGGAGGTTGCCTTTTCGTGTAAGGCAACCTATTTTACCTTAAAACTATTTCATCAATCCTGCAATCAGACTATCCAAATCCCCATCCGCTGATGGTTGTGGGGTTGGCTGTGGTTGTGATTGCGGAATTGGCTGTGGTGTTACTTGCGGTTGCGGTTCTGGTGTTGGTTGCGCAAAAGACGGCTGATGACTTGAAATATCCGCTTGCGGTGCTTGCGTTTGTGGGGTGTCATTTCCAATGTTGTTATTTTCTACCATTTCCAATTGCGCCTTAATCTCGTCATAACTCAAATATGCTTCTGGTTTCTCAAAATCTGATACTTTATAGGTGTTTGCTTTAATGAATTCCACCGCTTCTGCCTTTGAAGCAAAGAGTGCCGAAGGTTGGTCTTCTGGAGATGACTTATCATAGTTAATAAACCCATTGCTTCCTTTTTGAGAAATCAATCGGAAGTTATAACCACCAATTGGGTCAAACAATTCTTTTGGTTTTACACCTGCTGATACTTCCTCTGGAGTTGGTGAAATGATACCATAGATTTTCTCCGCAAAAGTTTTTGAGAGGTCGTAAAGAAATACCTTGCCCTCGTTCTCTGGTTTGACTGGGTCTTTAACGATATAGATGTTACAAATATATCGCTCTGAACGGGCATATTTTCTTGATTGTTCTTTTTGACCGCTATTCCATAGTTGCGCCCATTTCTCTTGAATTGGGTCTTTTAATCCAATTGTAGTCGGTGACCAAATACTCAAAAATCGTTTAGTATAAGGGTTTGTGATGGAATATTTAAAGACACGAAGGAATGTGCGCATTGCGCCATCTGAAGTCAATTCGCAAGGTAGAAAACGGATGATTGCTACACCCTCACCTTTGTCGTTTTTTGGAAGGGTATAAAACCTTTCATCTGTGTTGTAAGTAGATTTCTTATCAAAAGGGTTACCACCTTGATTGATAGAATTCCAATTAAAGTTAAAATCGCTCATAAAAAATCCTTAAAAAATTCAAAAAAATTTTCCAAATAATTTTAAAAAATTCTAAAAAAACTTTCCAAAATTAAAACCTAATTTCTCTTTTTACATTTGTATTTTACCATCTTTATACTTAAAATCTGCTTAACTTTTGAAAAAATTCTCAAACAATCTCAAATATTTACAAAATAAAATCCTCCCCATTATGGGGAGGGACTTTAATAGAACGGATATTAGAATATGCTATAATTGTATTATACTATTTTTATGCTTAAATTATGCTTAAATAAGAACCTCCCCATAATGGGGAGAACTTTTATGAAGGACTAAAAAATGATATTCCAAGTAATACGGAACGCTGTGGTGCTATCTTTGATTTTGCCTTTAAAAGTGCGAATAGCAATCAAAGTATCGTTAGCAGTATAAAGACCCGCTTCTGTATAAATCATTCCGTCATTTTGCCCATTAAATGCGTCTTGAGCGACATTTATGGTATATTGGATAGTTGGAGCGGATTGGTCGAAGTTAATAAAATCTATATTGATTGTGCTATTATTATTGGCGTTATCTTGGACTTCTTTTGCTACACTATCACTCATGCTTCCGCTTGGCGTAAATGTAATTTCATCCCAAGTTTGCCCTTTTGCTCCGTTATTATCAATAGTTTTGCAGAATAGGTCTGTTACAACCGCTGTAAAACCTGTATCCTCGTCTTTTGGAGCAAGGTAATCCGTTCCGCAATGACCGGCTGTTCCCATTCTGAATTTTACGATTGGCGCATCAACTTTGATGCCCCCAATAAGTTTTGCGAGGTGCGCTCTTGCGACATCGGTTATAAGATTATGCTCCTCCCATTTATCTACAACTTCACCTTTTTCATTTAGGCATTCAATTTTGAAATAACCTCTGGTTGGGAGTTTAAAGTCTTTGAAATTCATTTTACACCTTTAATATTAAAAGTTTGCCCAGTAATTATCTTTCTTACTCTCATTTACTGGTTTCTTTGTTTCTTTCTCTTGCTTTTTATCTAGTGCTTCAATAATCAAATCAAGAGTTTTTTCGTTAATCTCAAACTCTGTTTCATTGATGAGTTTATCAAACTTTGATTGCTCATATTTATTAAGACCTTGCTTCTTTTCGGCAATCATTAACTCTTTTTTGAGTGCATCGTTTTTCTCTTTTTCTTTTGTATATAGATGCTCTACATTTGCGTAACTTTCTGAAAGGTCGTCAATCTCTTTGAGTTTTTGTCTGAACGCCATTTCTGTCATTTCTGCGATATTTACGCCACAGGTTTCGCAAAGAGTTTTAAATGCTTTCATCGCAATATCTGTCTTTTTATTTTGACGATACGCACCTAATTCGTCTTTGATACTTTCAGAGAATAGGTCGATTTGCTCGGTTAAATATAAGTCGACCTTCTTTAATACTTTTGCTTCATATTCAGAGCAAGCGGTATTAAAGTCCTCAATTAACTTGATTTTCTCTAATTCTAACTCTTCCTTAATTAACTCGTTAGCACGATTTTCAACCGCTTCATTAAAAGCGATTTGAATTTTATCTTTTGCTTGTTCGGTTAAAATATTACTTTCGTTTAATAATTCCATAATCTTATATCCTTATTGGATTTGTTTTATATTATTTATTTATTTTAAACAGCCAAATTCTTACTAACAATGGTAAATTGTGGTATAACTTCGTTATTACTTCTTAATTGGACTTTTGATTTTTTTTCTTTTCCATTTTCTGTGTATATAGTCCAGAAAATAATATGCATATAACCTTTTTCAATGTCAAAATCCACTTCGTCTAATTTACAAGGTAAGGGTGAGTTTGTTTCTACAATTTCGCCAAAATCTGCGCCTACCTTGATAAAGCGAGGACTTCCACCATTTGTTGAGTTTGCTGTATTAAATATTTGAGTAATAATCTCGTCTTTTTGCGTATGATTTTTAATCAATGCATCCAAAAATAGCATAGCATTATAAAAAGAAATCAACCAATATTCAGAGACCTGTTCTTTTTTAGTATATTTCTCTTTATTATATATCTTATCTGCTATACCTTCAATTCGTGCAAGAATTTGCGCTTCATCTGCTTCTTTTTGAATTTCTCTACCATTTAATTTAACTAATTCGCCTTTGTTTTCACAATTCTTTACTAATTCAAACAAAGAATTTTTATACTCACTTATCTGCTCATTCTTTAACTTTTGAAATGTCGCTTTACTCATATCTCCTAAATGTAAGAAATCAATAATACTATTCATAGCAATTTTTCCATGCATAGCACCTTTTTCTGATTTCTTTAATGATATAGGAATGACTTTCTCAAAACTTCCGACTTCATTATTAAAAACTGCCAAATCTGTAATTTCGCCTTGACCTGTTTTGGTAGATAAAATATTTTTGTTAGGATTTACTAAATATATATCTGCGGGACACCACTTATCTTTACCACCTATCACATTTAGCGAACTTCCTTTTGCTCTTAATGCTTCTGTATAAGTGCTTTGCCAATGCATCTCCCATTTAGAAAAGTCTTTAATAGGTAACTCTTTTAAAATAGAGTTTATATTCCTAATTATAGCGTTTAAATCCCATCCATGATTTTCCAAAGTTTTAACAATTTCATCTAACTCTTCTGTATCACTTATAATCTCATTTTTAAAGTTGAGAACTTGAATGTTTAACGCCTTTGCTAATAAATAAGCAACCGACCTTTCCGAATTTACTTCAATGATTTTACCACCTCCTGCGTTTCCACGATTTGTTGGTCTAATTAAACCATATCTTCCGTTAGTTGTCTTAATACAAATACATTCTGCTTTTTGTTTCCATTTATCAATAATAATGAAATTATTATCTTTTTCAATGTTTGTTTTTAAATAACTTAATAATTGAGCGTGATAACTACTTGGAATTTTATAAAAATCTATTTGTTTATTATCCATTTTTATAATATCTTTTTCATCTATATCTATTTTATCGGTTATAAAATCAATCACGCTTTTATATTTTGCTTCTATTTTATCTATATTTTCTAATTTGTCAAAATCTGATTTTTTAGCACTCGTTTCACTTGCCATCTTTGCGGAATAATATTCAACCGCTTCAGTAATCCCCACAATATCATCAACTTCGGTGTCCCAAAATCCTTCTAATATTTCGCCTTGATAACTTTCGTTAAAATCGCCCTTCCACGCAACTTTATAATAATCCTCAATATCTTTATCAAGATTAGGGTGTTTTAGTCCTAACTTATCCAAGAAATAATCATATCCAGCGGTCTTTACATCAGCGTCTTTTGATACCGCTCGAGGGTCGACAACCTGTGCGCCTTTTCCTAAAATGATATTAAAATAGCGTTGTCTGATACCATCCCATAAACCTTTTGGGATGTGTTTTTTAATAAGTTTAATAACACCTACAAATGAGTGCAAATCTTTAATTTCGCTGTCTTTTGCATCTGGGAATAAGAATTTAAAGACCTCCATAAGGTCTTGAATATATTTCTTATCAATAGGTTTGACTTCTTGATATACTTGTTTAGCGTCAATCCAAATAGGTTCTCCGTCTTCCTTCGTCATCGGAACTAGTCCAAATCCTAAACCTCTATCAACACTAAATGTCATCATTCTTGGCGCATCGCCATCTGTCTTTTTAAGTCTAATTTTGTCCGGTTTTGAAGCAGGGGTTGCAATAACGATATTTGGATTTAAAGAAATAACATGGGTCAATGCTCTTAAAAGTAACTTATGGTGTAACGCTTTTATGCCTTGTTTGCAATCCTCAAAAGAACTTGAATGTCCGAATTTTGCCCATTCGGTTGGTTTAAAATCAACAAAAGGAGCGCACTCAAAATCAATTTGTAAATTCGTGCTTCCTTTCCTAAATAAAGCGTTTATTTGCGTTCCCACATTTTCTGTTGCTTTGTTGTTTCCAAGATAGATAAAACCGCCTATTGCTTCCTCCTCTATACCTTTTAAAAGATGCCATAATTTCTCTTTTGCTTCAATTGGTATAACGACATCGCAATCGCCCATTTCTGGTTTGTATTTTACAATCTCTTCTGGTGAATAATCATCATCCATAATAAAGGATGTGCTTCCGTTAAATAATTCTTTATCAACTCGTTTCCATAACGATTTTTTATATTCTTTTTTGTATTTTTTGTTAATAGCATCTAACAAACCGAATACATCTTTTCTTAGATTTGGAATTTTCCATTTATTCAAATCTATTCTATCTGCATTATATTTCTTACCACTTTTTGTTGTAACGCTTACATTACCGCCCATATTTCACCTTTAAAAGAAATTGGTGACGACAAGGGGACTCGAACCCCTGTGTTCTGATAGAAAGTCAGAAATCCTAACCACTAGATGATGTCGCCAAAATAAAAGGGAGGTTTCAGACCTCCCAAGTTTTAGTTGATTTTAATACATTCGTATCTTTTACTATTTATTACTTCTAACAATATTTTATAAGGGTCTATCTCTTTTGATAATACCATTTTTAAGTTATTTAGCGAATAACCGCCTATCAAGGCAAAACCTTGCTCGTTTTCTTGCATCGGCACACCTTGATTTTCTGCACCTTGATAAACATTCCAAAATATAAGTTTTGGTAGTGTATATCCCGCTTCTTTGAATTCATCTGATATAGTATCCATTACCGCTTTTTTGACGGAGTTTTCTGATACTGCGTCATCAAATTGCATATCACTTATAATCAATAATGCTTTGGGTAAATCTGATTGTTTCATTTTTGCTCGTTTAGCGGTTTTTAAAATCAACCTTAAAGTTGCTTGAATATCAGTATTACTACAATCATTATAGGTATGTAATTTTCTTAATTTTTCTGTAATATTTTTACAATTTGTCAAATCAATAAGTTGTGGTTTATGACTAAACAATACAACTTTATCTTTGAATTCGCCTTCTGCGTGCTCTGCAAAATAGATAGACAACCCATAAGCGACATCCTTTGGTTTAATACCGCTTGCGCCTAAACTATCCATACTTCCAGATGTGTCGCAAATACACATAATATCGGACGCACTTTCGTATTGTGGCAAGTTATTCCACAATGCGATTATTTCGTTATTTCTTACTTCGTCATCTCTATAATAATTGAATTTGCTTACAATCTGATGAGGATACAAAACACTCGCATTCATTTTGATTTTGCCGTCTTTTGCTTTATCAATAAAGGCGGTTCTGCGTGCTTCATCGTGTTTTAAGAAAGCGTCTGAATATTTGATATTTGCGCATGACGGGACTTTGCTATAATCAACTTCGCCCCATTTATTATCAGATAATTTTACTTCCAAAACATCTAAATATCTACGCAATTTTGATAGTGTTTTGCGATAATTACGCTCAGTGTAACCTAAATATTTTGCAATCTTTTTGGCGTTCTTAACTGCCTCTTTGCTTGAAGTGTTAATAGATGGTAACCATTTTGCAAGTAATGATATAGGTTTGGAAGCGTTGTAATTATCTAAATCTTGGTTGATTTGAGATTTAACAAAAGATAGCATATTCTCTTCCAATAGAGTATCAAAGAGTGCAAACAAATCATCAAAGCGACCATACTCTGGAATATATTTAATCAAAGGTTTTAAATATTCAGAAGTGCTTTTCATTGATGCTAACTCTTGAATACACAATCGGAATATTCTGCGTTCGCCATTTCCTTCTCGTGCATCTCTGATATAGAATAGAGTTCTCAAAGCAACCTGTGCGTCATCTTTAAACGCCAAAAGAAAATCATCTTTAATTTCTTTTGATAGTGCTGTGCGTTTTGAAGGTGTTTGATAAAAGAAATTAAGAATGTTAATAGGATTTGCTGTGTATTGCAAACCACCATTTTCTGTTTCCACTAATTCGTGGCATTGTGTAATTTTCATTTCGTCAAAAAACATAGTTGCTCCTTTATAGTCAAGACGATATATTAAAGTAAAATTTCCTAAACAAAGTTTGCTGAAATCGCCTTATCATACTAGACACAAGCGGTTTAAGAAAACCGCCTAAATAATCCCAAAACAAAGTAAAGATTGCTGTCTGTGCCTTATGATTTCTTAATATCATTTGGTTGGGGTTGTCTTAAAGGATAAAAAATGTTTGCTTTTCGGTTTTGTGTAACTTCCTTCACCCAGCTACTATAAATTGTTTTGTTTAATGGTTGATTAAGAACTTGGTGCATTATATGTTTTATCAACCCCAACCTTTACAAAGGAGAACTAATGGTCTGAAAGACCGACCTAATATCTTAATGATATTAAGAAATCATAGTTTAGTATGTTAAAGAACACGAAGCATTTTTTCTTGGCGTGGGAATGCTCCAAAACCCCTCCAAAAAAGCGTTCTGTAACTTAAAACGCTTTTTAAGATTGGTTTCCCTTTTTGTTATGTGTATTATAACAAGTTAATCCTTAAAAACAGCTGAAGTTTGAAAGGTTTTCAAAAACTTTTTGAAGTCTTATCAAAACTCCTTAAAATGGGCGTTTAACACATCAAACACCTAAATACGCTTTTTGAGATAAAACTTCGTTAGATTTCTCTAACCTTTCAACTTTACTCCTACCTATTATATACTCTTATATAAGAGGCGTTTTAGTTTTGTCAAAGAACCCAAGTCATCGTAACTCTTTACGATTTCTCTCTTTTCTTGATGTTATTATAGCACTTAATATTAAACGAAAAGTAAATGAGATAAAGTTTTGATAGATTTTCTAATGATTTTTTTTTTGAAATCCCCCTTTAAAGGAGCGAATAAGGGGGATTATACAAAAGGAGTTAAAATGAAGTCTATCAAAAGACCTCATTTTATTTATTAAAATTGATAATTATTTTTACTTAAATCGTCTGCGAAAACTGCGTGCTCTGCGCTCTGATACAGGTTCATCGTCTGAAACCTCAATATCTTTTACTTCGTCTTCGGTCTCTTTGATAACTCTTTTCAATTTTCGGAGTGATTTGATACTCTCTTGAATTTCTGTATCATCTGCGGAAACCTCGCCATCGCCAATGTTTTCGACCTCTTCCTCTGCTTCACGAAGTTTGCGTTTCAAATCACGGATTTTGCGCTCTGTAACTTCCTTTGCTTCGTCATCATCGGCTACCTCAACATCTGATAATTCATCCTCTGCCTCTTTAACAAGTCTGCGTGCAATCTTAATTTTGCGTTTTACGCTCTCTTTGATTTCATCGCCATCGGTCTTATCGGCATCGGCTAACTCATCCTCTGCTTCGGCAATCTTTTTCTTGGCTAGTGTGATTTTCTCAACAACCGCTTTTTTAGATTTATTATCAACTTCATAATCCCAATCTTTCTTGTCTTTCTTTTCAGTTACTTGGTCATCTAGTTGATTTTCAATCTCTTCACCCTCGCCGTCTGCTTCACGAAGTTTGCGTGTTACTTTCTTAATGCGCTCTGTAACTTTATCAGCTACATCGGTGTCTTCGGACTCCTCTTTAACATCTTTTGATGCCTCTTCCGCTTCTTTAAGTTTTCGTTTAAGTTTCTTAACTTTCTCTACAACCTCTTCTGCGTCATCCTCAGTTACTTCGTCTTTAATTTCATCAGTGACTTCTTCCGCTTCACGGAGTTTTCTTTTGAGTTTGCGGACTGCTTCTTTGATTTCTGCGTTATCTTTAACATCTGAAACCTCATCAGCTACTGCCTCTGCCTCCTCATCGCTCTCTCGGAGTTTGCGTTTAATTCTCTTTACGCTCTCTTTGATTTCATCAGCGGTGTCATCAGCGATTTCGTCTTTGTCTGCTTCCTCTTGCTCACGCAATTTTCTGCGAACATAGCGTTTCATCTCTTGGATAGCGTCATCGGTGGTTTCGGTCTCCTCTAATTGCTCGACCTCTCCATCTACATCTACTTCATTTTCACGAAGCATAAGGCGTTTTTGATAGAATTTAATACGCTCAGCTAATTCCTCTTTTCGTTCCTCGTCATCGCTTTCACGCATTGCTTTTCTATACATTCGGACTTTTCTGCGAAGGCGTGCTTTCTCTGATACTGACATATCGTCATCTGAAGTTTCGTCTTCCTCGCAAGTATCGCATTTTTCGCAATCCTCAGTTTTGACTATATCCTCTGCTTCTTTCATAAGTCTGCGGACTTTTTTAAGATAGAATTTAAGGCGTTCTTGGATTTCCTCTGCCTTATTCTCCTCTGATGGAACATCATCAGGTTGGAATTCAACCGCAATGTGGTCGAAATCTTTTGAATAAAGGTCTGCTTCCTCACCTTCACAATTTAAACATTTTACGCTCTCACCATAAAGAGTAGCAAATCTTTCAAAAGTTTTGAGATTTGGAGCATCAGTTTTGCTTACGATAAATTGGCTGTTATCTGTATCAAGCAAAACCTCTTTGATTTGCATCTTTTGTAATTGTGATGCAAAATCCTCTGGTAACTCTTTAAATGGTGTATGAATTGGTTGCAATTCTGCCATTTTAAATTCCTTTTAATTAAAAGTATTATAATATTATTTATTTATTTTCTTTATTAAACTTTAAGGTTTGCTAAAAAATAGATTTAAGCAAATCTGAATTTAATATAGAATTGTCATCAATATCAAAAGAGATATTGAAACCGAGCATAACATCGCTTTCACGGATTGCCTTGCTCAACTCTTTTTCGTTATAATTCAAATCATCTGTATAAAGGTTTATTGTATATCCTGATTTAAAAACAACCCCAAAATATTTGATATTTGCAAATACTTGTATGCACTCAACTAATTTTAGGATTTCGCTTGCATTTGGAATTTCTGTATCTAATAATTTAACTTTTATATATTCTCTTGAAATCTCCAAATTATCGTATTCTAATTTGAGGTCTGCGTCTTTAAACGCTTGAATAAGTTGTTTAAGATAAAGACAAATTATCATATTAAGCGGTAAATCGTCTATTGTGTATGGTGACCACTTAACGATAGTTTGCTTAATTCCTTGCGCCTCCACATCTTTAATAAAAATGTTTAAGTTAGTAAGGTTATCAATACCATTCCTAAATGCGATATTATTTTTAAGTTTATTAAAATCTCTTGTATTCTTTACATCTTTAACATTAAACATTTTAATTCCGTTCCTTTAATAATATATCACTATTTACAGGTATTTCAAATTGCATCAATAGTTCGTGAAATTGTTGTATAAACTTAATCTCATCAAAAGAATTTGACGGAGTGTCAATCTTTCTAACTCTGCCAATACTATCTTTAAATGTGAATTTAAATTTAGTAACAATTTCGTTACTTTCTAAACTTCGTTTAAGTTCATCAATCCATATCAACATTTCCTCTTTGGAAGTATAAATGATGTCATCGGCAGGTATTGTCGCAATAAGGCGTATTCTGTTTTTATTAAATCCTGGTTCAACCATTACAAAGGTTTTAGGCGTTAAGCATACCTTTACACGCTTATTAAAGGCGAATACCTTTTTAAGCAATAATAGGGCATTACGGCTATCTCTTTTAAACGATTGTGCCACTTCTTTTCTGATGTCCATAAATAACCTTTTATAAGATTTTAGTTATTTATCTTTTATTAGATTTTGTGATTTGGGAGTTAAGTTAATAGAATAAAGAAGCGTTTTTAGAATTATGTTTTATTGATTTTTCTTTGAATTCAAAATAATCACATCGGTCGCCCTTCTCATTAACACCGCCATTTTCTTGCATATATAGGCGACCAAAATATTTTGGTGAAAATGAAGGATATATCCAAACGCTGAAGGTGTGCGATGCTTGTTTATAGATTTTAGGTCTTAAAATACCGCCCCCATTGCCGTCACCGCTACCTGTATCTGGGTCTTGATACCAATAATAAACGATGACTTCAAAATTCACATATACCCTTTTGTTGTCAAGATACATTCCACGAATGCCCTTGTTTAAATAAGACTTGCCGGTGTAATGCATAAGTTGCTCTCTAAAATCGTCAAGAGTTGCCATTTCAGGAGAATACGCATTCTTATGCTCTGTTCCGTCTAATTTAAAAGAAGGTCTTAAATAGTCAGTAGCTGTTTCGTGCCAAAGGTCTGCTAACTCGGCATAACCAGCAATTGTTACCGAGTTTGAAGTTTTTTTGACAACAGAAGACCCTTTGACAATATCATCCTCTGCGACTTCCACTTTATCAAAGGTCTCCCCCTCGTCAAATCGCCAACTTATAGTGTGGTTATAATAGCTACCATCTTCTAGGTCGTAAGTATCTGTGTTTATAAATTCCATAAAATATTTATTTTTAGGTTTTAAAACTGAATTTTTTAAAGCGAATTCTAAAAGTGAATTTTTGAATGAGAAATCAAAAAATGAATTTTTGTTTCTTATTATTATATATTCTATTGGGGCAGAATAAAAAAAATTTTCATATCGCCCAATAGAATATATAATAAATGAAAATAAAATTTTATTTTAAAATTGAATTCAAGATGAAGTGTTAAAAGATATTTTAAATGAAGTAATGAAGTAAAAAGAGATTTAAAGATTTAAATATATTTAGTTTTTAGAAAGGAGTGCAAAATGGAAATTTATCTTTAAATCTCTTGGTTATTTATAAAAAAAGAAATCGTTAAACACTATTGACCGCTAATGACCACTAATGACCGCAAAAAACATTACCGCTTCCTGTGTTTTGAAATTGCTGACCACAACTACCGCCTCCGCAATTTATAATAGATAATATATGCCCAATCTGAACGCCATTACAATAAGTGGTCGTCATAAAATCCATTGCTAAAATGCTATCATGACAATGGCAGTTATGCCATTTGTGAGATGTTATACAACAATGGGTAGCATAAGTGCTTCCGACCTTTGCCGTCATTATCATATTTGTAAAAACATTTTCACTGCACGCTCCGACAATATTGTTCGGGGGCCAGTTGCCGTGACCTGTGCTATTATCTCCTTTTCTTGCGACTGGGAATGGCATCTTTAACTCCTTTATATAGTTAATGAATATTTAAAATATATTTACGATTTATTTAAGATTGTTAGATTTTATGTAAAATTGTATGTATTATAATGGGAATGCCGTATTATAGGAACTCTACAAAGGTTGTAAAAAGTTATTTTTGCTTACATATCTTGTAGAGTTCCTATATTTGGTAACTCTACATAACTTGTAA